AGTGGAGACATAGATTTCTTTTGTACTAACGGACAGATCAATGGACAGTTTGACGTGGCACGTGCACGCCACACAAAGAACTTTACCATTGATGGTTTCCTTCGCGCCTTTGATCAGAGTCTGTTGAACCATTCACAAGCGGTACAACAGTACCAAGTGTGGGCAGATACACAACTGAACAGTAGTGTAAAGGTTAAGGAATTATTTAAGAAGTTAGTCAACCCTTCTATTGATATGGGAGATACATCTAAGAAGTCTCGTGGTCTAGGTGATAGGTTGTTTGCTCAGTACACAGATGAGATACAGACACGAGGAAACAATGTGTTCTCTCTTGTCTCAGCTATGACACACTTCGCCTCTCACGATGATGAACGCTTCGGCTTGACTAGCGTTGGTGATAATGGTACACTATTTAAGCGGCAACAGACAGTCAATGGATGGTTAAAGTCTAAGACATTTGAAGACTTTCTTGTGGCTGCTTAACTAAACAACTAAAGGATAAGTTCAATGAATGAAAGACATTACGATTATTCTTGTCACACAGAAATTCCTAACCATATGCGAGCATATCTTATGGATATAGTTGAGGAAGATTTTTTAGAAGCTGTTGATATAGAAGACATAAATGATTTCTTAAATGGCTTGGTAGACTGGGATGAAGATTATATCCCTATACCTAGCTACATGACATACATTCATTAGTTGTAAGGGGGCGGGTCTGCTACACTAGTGTAATGGATTCGTCCCTATCTTGGAAGATTCTTGTGACAAACAGATGGGAATGAGTAATGATAGATAAGAAACTACCAGAAAAATTAGCCCGTATACAGTTAGAGATACACAACGATGGTATCTATGTTGCTGTCTATGATAACGAAGATGACAGGGGACTTAGAACCTCATTTAAGGTGGCATTAGAAGACCTAGTTAAGGATTATACTAGTGGTTATAGGTTTAAAGATAAGGGAGATGACTTGATATTTGAACTTGATTGTTTGGTACACTATGTGTTGTCTATAAAAAATAAAAACGAATGTGAAAAAGAATATAAAGACTCAGGATTTACGGATGACTTTGGGACAGCGATGGAATAATGTTAATCCAAGATATAAAGAATCTAATACTAGAAATATCTAGTAAAGAAATAGTACATCTTGAGCCAACAAGAATTAAGATTTACTTATCTGGTCTAGTAGAAAGTGAGGATAGGAGGATGAGTGACTATAAGACTGGTGTCATACCTAACTTAGTGAGAGATTTAAATGAGATGATTGATTTAATAAATGATGTTAAGTATAAATCAGGAGAACAAGAGGATGAACTATTTAATATTTCCCAACGTCTTTCTATTGTTAGGGATACAATTGTTAGGGAGTTGTGAGGATGGTCAGTCAATTATCTATAGCTAAAAAAGAAATAACAGAACTAACACGGATGTTATATACAGAATATAAAAAGGTTAAAGACTTGAACGAACAGGTACACTATCTTAAAAGTAAACTTTCTACTTATGAGAATAAACTTGAAACAATATCAGAAAGAAAGTTAAATGAAAGCTGAACTTATCTCCTGTCTAGGTACTGACCTAACTGTAGTGAATGCAGCACGTGTATCCTTTGATAAGGAGAGTGAATGGGCAGTAAATCATAGTGTACGTCAGGAGCTATCGAGTAGTGACAGCGCGTTGATTAGATACCTTGCTAAACATGATCACTTCACGCCCTTCACTCATTGCATGATAACCTTACGAGAAACTATCCCTATCTTTGTAGCACGACAAAGGTTCAAACATACAGTAGGGTTTACTTATAATGAAGTTAGTAGGCGGTACGTTGACGATGAGCCAGAGTTTTATTTTCCTGACGAGTGGAGAGGTAGAGCAGACAACGCAAAGCAAGGAAGCAGTGAAGAGGTAATAGATATTAACCCACCCACAGGGACAGGTCCATCAATGGTTGATGAATACCATCATGCCATACAGAAATGTAGATGGACTTACGAACAGCTTCTGCGTAGGGGTGTGTGTCCAGAGCAAGCACGCATGGTACTACCCCAGTCTATGTTCACCAGCTACTACGTAACAGGGTCGCTGTCTGCCTTCGCAAGAGCATACAAATTACGTATTGACAAACAGGCACAAATGGAGATACAAGTACTAGCAGATAAGTGGAACAGTATCATAAAGGATTTATATCCTGTATCATGGGAAGCATTAACAGATGAATAAGGTAGTACTAAACAAACACCAACAGACAAGCATTGGTCATTCTAATAACACTAACCCTAAGAACAAACACAAGAAGAAAAACTGGAAGAAGTATCGAGGACAAGGAAAATGAAGAACCTGTGGGAGAAAGATCGTAAGACAATCTTTCGTGAATTAAAACAGATGTATCTTGATGAAGGATACTCACACAAAGAAGCTAAACGATTAGCTGAACAAGAAACAAATGAAATTAAAGATGCAGACATGATGTTTGTAAGTGAACTTATGGAAGACGATGAGTAAAGGATATGAATTATGTTTCAAATATTAAAGAAACAATATAGAAACTACTGTGTAATAGAAGAACATGAAGATGTTTTAGAGGCTAAAGATACTATGGATAGCATTAGACTATTAGTCTCTCATCTAAAATATAAAATTAATAAATCAATATGTACTAAAACATCTGAATACTTTTCTGTTGATAGTAAACCCCGTACTTATTTTAAAATGGTGGAGAAACTATGAAGCGTACATGGGGTAAATGGAAAGTCTTATCTGCTTATACACAAGATAAAACAAAAGGTATACCTATAGTTAAGACTAAAGAACTATATGTTAATAGTGGTTGTAGTCTTAGTATGCAAAGACATGAAGACAGAAGCGAGCTATGGTTTGTAGCTGAAGGGACTGCTACAGTCTCCACCTTAGACGAAGGACGTACCTTTAAAAGATTACTGGGGGTATACAATAAGTTTGACTTTGTAATTATCCCATGCTATTCGTGGCATCAGCTTGAGAATAAAGGAGACAAACCTTTGACTGTAATTGAAATACAGTATGGTTCTAATTGTATGGAAGAAGATATAGAAAGGTTTGATTGCTATGCAACATACAACAGAGGCGACGGTTCTTAAAAAAGGTCCATGTTTAGAATGTACATCAAGCGATGCTTGTGTTACGTATTCAGATGGACATGCTTGGTGTTTCTCTTGTAGTACTTATTTTAAATCAAAAGGAAGTGACATGCAGCAGGTACAACACAATTCAGTTAAGCCTATGACAACACCTCAAGGAAAGATTACTGAGATACCTGATAGAAAGTTAGCTGAAGCAACGTGTCGTAAATATAATGTGCGTACTGTTAGAGATAATTCTAATAAGATTATCCAACACCTATATCCATACTATGATATAGATGGTAATCATGTTGGTGATAAGGTTCGTACACTACCTAAGAACATACACGCTACTGGCAGTGTAGCTAATGGTACACTCTTTGGTCAGCATCTGTTCACTGGTGGTGGTAAGTACGTCACCATATGTGAAGGTGAACTGGATGCCATGGCAGCATACGAGATGCTGGGTAGCAAATGGCCTGTCCTTTCTATTAAGGATGGTGCGGCAGCTGCCTTACGTAACTGCAAGGATAACCTTGAGTACCTTACTCAGTATAATAATATTGTATTATGTTTTGATTCTGATGATGCGGGTAAGAAGGCTGCCAAGCAGGTAGCCTCATTGTTTGAACCTGATCAGTGTAAGATCGTTAACCTACCTGACTACAAAGATTCATGTGACTATCTTATTAACGGAAAGCGTGAAGACTTTACCCGTGCATGGTGGAATGCTAAGATGTATACCCCTGCTGGGATTCTTAATCTTGGTGACATGGGGGCAGAACTATACGAGGAAGGTAATCACAAGACCTGTCCTTATCCTTGGCAAGGCTTGAACGATAAGCTGTACGGTATACGTACAGGTGAGTTAGTAACCTTCACTGCAGGTACAGGTACAGGAAAGTCTAGTGTTATCAGAGAGTTACAACACCATGTACTCATGAATACAGAGGAGAACATTGGTGTTATTTCTTTGGAAGAAAATGTACGTTCAACTATCTTCCACCTCATGTCAGTAGAAGCTAATGCTAGATTGTACATAAGAGAAGTACGCGAACAGTTTAGTCGTGGTGACTTGGAGAAGTGGCAAGAAGCTACGGTAGGGACACGTAGGTTCTATGCCTTCGATCACTTTGGTAGTATGAAGACTGATGAGATACTTGCACGTATCAGGTACATGATCAAAGCACTGGACTGTAAGTGGATATTCCTTGATCACCTATCTATCCTTGTGTC